AACCCAACTCTGTATAGTAAATGAGTTACCATCAAAATAAACATTGGGCACACACTGAGCATAGTTAGCGTCACCGCCTGGGAACACAGCACAGAATTGTCCACCCACTGAGCCGTAGGCCACTGAGCCGTAGATAGTGGCATCATTGTTGTTGTCAGTTAGATCGTACCAAGTGCCTGGACTTGCGGTTCTTGCTAGACTGTTGATGTTGCGACTATCCAAGTTCAAAATTAGTTCTGCACCAGTTTCTGATTCTTCAATAACTGTGATTTCAGTATCGGGATCAACTGCGGTCCAGGGACGGCCTACAACTAGTCCGCCTGTGTTTGGATTGTCTGTTAGGCCATTACCATTGTATTTTGTTGGTAGTAGATCAATATCTAGTGTATTAGCAGCTCTGTAGTAAGGCTTTGTTTCATCTACGCTGCCGCTTATAGTACCATCAAGTGCTACAGATTTGCCTTGACGTTTTGCTGTTGCCTTGGCTAATTTTGCAGCTTGCCTTAACTGTTTGGTGGCTAGTTCTGATATTCCGTTTAGGGCCATTATTTTGCTCCGTAGACCTTGCCTGGATAAATGCTAGGATGTTCTCCTCGGATATCTGCAGGATGTTTAGGTGTCTGCATACCGCCCCCTGCTGCTGTGGTCACTGCTTCAATACCAGCATATTCTTCTCGTGGAGTATTGGAATATTCTGTAGGTTTGCCGCTGGCTGCTAGATCCACAATCTGTTTAAATCTGCGGATGTCATCTGGAGCATATTCTTCCTTAGAAGCAGTGTCACCTTGTTTATTCATAAAGCTCACAATTTGATCATACGCTGCCATAGTCACAGGACCTTGTTGCGATAATCTAATAACTGCTTCTGCAACATCGTGTAGATCAGCATCTTGTTTAACGTCCTCGCGAGCAAGCTCTAGCAGGCGAATAAACAAGGGCACATCTAGTTTTACAATATCCATTTCGAAATCCTCAGTCAACTATTTATCGGTTAAATACTGTTACTATGATCAACAAAGAACCTTTCAAAAAACTAATATTAAACCTAAAAGATTCCGGAAAATATCGAGTGTTTAACGATATTTTGCGTGAGCGCGGAGAGTTCCCTAAAGCTCTGTGGTACGGACCTTATAATATCAAAAACATCACCAACTGGTGTTCTAACGATTATCTAGGCATGGGACAGCATAAAGTAGTTATAGATGCCATGCATACTGCCTTAGATCAAACAGGTGCAGGTTCGGGCGGTACTCGAAACATTGGCGGGCACAGTCACTATCATGTGGCCCTAGAACACGAACTGGCTATGTTGCACAATAAGAGCAAAGCTCTGTTATTCAGTTCGGCTTATGTGGCCAATGAATGGACTTTGATCGCCCTGAGCAAGATCATAGAAAACATACAGTTTATTTCCGATTCAAACAATCACAATAGCTTGATCGTAGGTATTCAACATTCACGAGCTCCCAAGCAGATTTTTCAGCACAACGATCTAAACGACCTAGAAGATAAGCTAGCACAGAGCAAACTGGCAGGCTACACACCCTGCATAGTTTTTGAAAGTGTTTACTCAATGGATGGTGATGTTGGTCCTATCAAAGAAATCTGTGATCTTGCAGACAAGTATCAGGCCATTACCTATATCGACGAAGTACATGCGGTAGGACTCTATGGTACTCACGGAGGTGGAAAAGTAGAAGAACTAGGACTAGAGTCTAGGATCGATATAATCAATGGCACCTTAGGTAAGGCCTTTGGAGTCCAGGGTGGCTATATCGCCGCCGATGCAGATGTTGTTGACGCTATTCGTTCAGTGGCTGCTGGGTTTATCTTTACGACATCGATGAGTCCTGTGGCCTGTTCAGGAGCCCTCGCAGCCATTAAGTATCTCAAAGATCACAACGAGGTTAGGGTCAAGCATCAAGAACGTGCTCAAAAACTAAAACAATGTCTTGTAGAAAACGATCTGCCATTGATGGAATGTTCTACTACTCACATCGTTCCTGTTCTAGTAGGCAATGCAAAACGTGCCAAAGCGATGAGTGACGCTTTGTTAAACGATCACAACATCTATGTACAGGCCATTAACTATCCTACAGTCCCTGTAGGCACAGAGCGTCTGCGCTTTGCTCCTACACCCTATCACGACGATGCCATGATCAGTGATCTGGTGTTCGCACTAAAGACAGTGTTTAGTAACGTTGATTAAAAGTTAGATAGTCGTAGTACTGTTCGATGCCCTGCTCAATGGGCACAAAAGAATCTACATCAACTCCTGCTGATTTTAGGAATTCAACATTGGCTTTGGTGTCTATCTGATATTGTTTAACTAGGTCATCGGGCATAGCAATATATTCTTTTTCGCCTGTGGCTGCTATTTCGATCAATCTATCAGCAACTTCTTCAAAGGATCTTGAAACACCAGTACCAAGATCATAGATACCTTCTTGATAGTTATTGACGAAATGATGTACAGTCTTGGCCACATCCTCTACCCAAATAAAGTCTCTACGGTATTGATCGCTGCTGTGGAATAGCTTTATTCTAAGCTCGTTGATCAACTGATAGTACCAATGATAAACTGTGGATGCCATACGTCCTTTGTGATGTTCGTTAGGACCGTAGACATTAAACAGCCTAAGCACAACACCGTTGGTAATCTCTTGTTCGCTGACATATTTTGAAAAAGCATAATGATTTAATGGCCCTGACCCATTACCATAGACCGCAGCTGAACTAGCAAAGATAAACTTTTTATCGTGTTCGGCACAGATATCGTGCCAGCGTCTTGTTGATTCGACATTGGTCTTATAGATGCTGCTCCAATCTCTTTCTAAGGTAGAACTGTTAGCACCAAAGTGTATGACACAGTCAAAGTCTTTGATATCTGTGATGATCTCTTGTGTGCTGTGTAATCCTAGAAATCTCTTGCCTATGAGATTGCTATATTGATCGCCCGAGGGCAAATCATCAAATAGATAAACATCAGTAATACCTTGTTTGTTTAGATATCCTAGTATGACACTACCAATAAAACCACCTGCACCTGTAAGAGCTATCATTTTATTTCCTTTAATGTAGGTGCATACACACCTAGATGTTGCACTGTTATAGACGCTGCACGATTTGCAAACGCTACAGCCATTGCTATGTCTTTGGTAACCAAATATTGATAGGTCAATGCGGCAAGGAAGGTATCGCCTGCACCTGTCACGTCTACTACTTCTACTTTAGGTGCGGGTTCATGTACATCATGATGTACGATCCTAGCACCCTTTTCGCCTTCAGTAACTATTAGTCCTGAGCATTCTGATTTTATTTTACTATACTCTAGACTATTGATCTTTACCCATGCACCTTGCATACGTTCCAGATCTGTTTTCTTAGTATCAACAAACACAGGAATTCTAGTAGCTATTGCTTCTTCAACAAGGTCATAGGAAACCGTGCCTTTGTTGTAGTCGCTAATGACAATAGCATCGTAGACTTTAGGTGTAGCTATTTTAAACTCGATGGGCTGTGAGACAACATCGTTGTCTATTCTAACAATCTGCTGTTTGCTGCGGCTATCGATTAATCTAGTCTTTTGGCTTTCATTACCATGAAGGAAGTTTACATCACAGCCTAGAGCTTCTAAGTTATCAGCGACGTTACCGGCCATGCCTGCACGAGTTTCCTTGTGTGTGGGCACAAACACAGGTACCGGAGCTTCTGGACTGAGTCTATCAATAGTTCCGTATTGATAGATATCCAGACACTTATCTCCTATTAATAATATCCTGTATTTTGTTTGTGGTTGAGTATTGTTCAAGTCTGTCATAGAATCTTATTTGTTTGCAGTATTCAGCACCTATGATGGGCTTGTCTTTGTAGTCGCTGCCTTTGACCATAATGTCTGGTTCAAAGTTTTTAATATAGTTTATCAGTTCTTCATTAGTATCGAAAACGTCTACCCTATCTACAGCTTTGAGCGCGAATAAAAAAGTAGCACGTTCATATTCTGTATGGATAGGTCTTTCCGAACCTTTGAGTTCTTTTACACGACGATCGCTGTCTATAAGAACATACACATAAGACTCAGGGAACGATTTTGCATATTGCAGTAGTCTAAGGTGTCCGATGTGTAAGATATCAAAGGTTCCATTTACAATCACTTTCATGGTAGGCTTTCAACGAACTCTGCGAGATTATCAAAGATCTTTACTTTGCGAGCGATATCTCTATAAGCGTATCTTTTAAGATCTTTTTCAGTTTCAAGACCATAGCCTGTTCTCACTAAGATAGGCTTAGCACCTATCTTCAATGCGGCTTTGAGGTCTTTCATCTTATCGCCTACATAATATCCTTGATTGAACTTGATATCCTTTTGATCAGCTTCGCATTTTTTAAACATACCTACATTAGGTTTAGCAAATGGATCGTCCTTGCGGCTAGATGCAGAATAATAGATGCCGTCGATACTAGAACATCCTGCCTGTCCTAATAGGTCCAGCATATGATAGTGTAGAGAATCAACATCTTCAGGAGTATACAAACCTTTTTCTATACCGCCCTGATCTGTGATGATAACGATCCTATAACCCTTGCGTCTAAGAGCAGCAATAGATTCAAGACTTCCTTCGATGGGATCAAAGTCTTCTTTCTTCCAGCAGTAGGTGCCAAGGTCTCTATTGATAACCCCGTCGCGATCAAGACCGATCACGCACTTGGTCTTGAACTCGCCTCCTATCCAACTAAGCGTCGGTTGGTTGGTCTGCTGGTTTGGTTGCATTCTGACTGTCTCCTGGAATAATCCTATAGTTGTCTTCTACAGAATCTGCTGTGCTAACTTCGAAGATCATTGAGTTTGGTGCGAGAGCGATCAGTTGATGTGGCATCATCGGCGGGTTACGCCATACCTCTCCCTCGCTTAACACTTTTTCGTGAAAGGTAGCGGTCTTGGTATCGCACCATATCAACTTGAACTGTCCTGCGTTGACAAACCAAGTTTCGTCTTTTTCTTTGTGGAAGTGCATGCTGAACCTTGCACCCATTTTTTCAAATACCATGATCTTACCACAGTATTTGTCGTTGGTGGCCCAAATGATTTCGTAGCCCCAACCTTTGTCTACTTTACCTTCTAGTCTTTGTGTCATGGTCTTTTCTCAATGATTTTATCAATGAGTCCGTATTCTAATGCTTCTTCTGCGCTCATGAACTTGTCACGATCCATGTCACGCTCAAACTCTTCGTAGGTCTTACCTTTAGTATTGTGCTTGACATACAGTTCTGTAAGACGGTTTTTAATATGCATGATCTCTTTGTAAGAGATTTCGATATCAGATGCCATGCCACGAGCCCCGCCACTTGGCTGATGGATCATGTGTCTTGCATTAGGCAACATAAATCGTTTGCCTGGTGCACCTGCATTGGCCAGGAACGATCCCATAGAGCAGGCCTGGCCCATGACATAGGTAGCCACGTCAGGTTTAATAAACTGCATGGTATCGTATATAGACATACCGGCTGTGACTACACCGCCGGGGCTGTTGATGAACAGATTGATATCTTTATCTGGGTTTTCGCTTTCTAAAAATAGTAGCTGAGCAACGATTAGATTCGCCATATGGTCCTCTACAGGACCATTTAACATAATGATTCGCTCTTTGAGAAGTCTACTATAGATATCAAAAGCTCTTTCGCCCTTTGAAGTAGATTCTACTACCATCGGTACTAGTGTCATAGAAATCCTTGTTGTTAGTGAACTGTTAGTATAAAAGTTTTTGTGGCAGAAAGCAACACATTTTTTAGTCTTATACTATTATATCGTTTTGTTCATTGACACAACCTTATTCTGAGTATAACATTGTATTTTGTTAAATACCATTAACAACCCCCAGATAAAATGAGTACTTTACTTTTAAATGCAGACATGCAACCAATCAGCTTACTTCCGCTATCTACTGTAGATTGGCAGGAAGCTATTCGCTATTTGGTTTTGGAGAAGGCCGAAGTCCTAGAATGGCACGAAGATTGGATCGTGAGATCCGCTCGTTGGGAAACCCGTGTGCCAGCTGTACTGATGCTCAAGGAGTACCAACGACCAAAAAGCACTATACGTTTATCAAAGCGTAATGTATTCTTGCGAGATCGATACAAGTGTCAGTATTGCGGCAACGAAGTTACAGATCAAACTGCTACACTAGATCACGTCCATCCTGTGAGTCAAGGCGGTAAGACCACTTGGGAAAACTCTACCACTGCCTGCAAGCCCTGCAACTATCGCAAGGCTGCACACGTGGGCAAGTTCAAACCAAAGATCCTTCCCTACAAGCCTCACTTTTGGGACCTCGTAGAGAAACGCAAGGAAAAGGGTTACCACCTAGGTCATCCTAGCTGGGCCGTATATCTAGGTTGACTTAAATCTCTTAAGGTGTTATTATTTTAGCATCTTAGGAGATATTTCCATGCAACGACAAGACGGATTCAAAGGCGGTATTCAAAGTGGCACAGTAGCCACTGACTCTCACGCCAAACAACTTGATCACGATCTTAAATCTATACAACAGGAACTGGCCACTGAACTTAAAGAACAAGGCTTTACTTGTCGTAAGAAGCTAGAAAAAGATTTTTTGATCGAGCAAGGTGTGTTAGTAGGCTGCGAACCCGACGGCGGACTTTGGTTCAAGGGCGGAAAACTCGTGGCAGCTTTTGAAGGCAAGAAACAGGGCAAAGGCGGAAACGCCATTGAGCGATGGGAAAAGAACTACAATATTTGTAAGAGTCTTAACCCAGATATCAAATACATTACCTTTGGCGCTAGGGAAGGTTTCGAAAGCGACGGCTATCCCTACAAGTATGCCAAGACTATGTTGAACAGAGAAAACAAAGAATTAAATACTTTGTACGAACAAGGACAAAGTTGGTTTGTGAATCCCCAGGGGTTCGCAAAAGAAGAGATTAGATCCATAATGAAACAGGCATTGATAGGCAAATAATGAAACCACTATACATCTGGGCAGGCGGCAAGAACAAAATGATTCCTAAGTATCAGGCGAACCCTGGTATTCCCTATTCTGGTTATGATACATTTGTAGAGCCGTTCTTTGGAGGTGGTGCCATGATGGTGCATATCTTCCAAAATGCTCCCCTGGTCAAGCGTTTTATTATGAACGATATCAATCCAGAGATAGTGGGCATTTATCGAGCTATCAAATCTGATGTACAAAACTTTCTCAATAGAATGGATGTGCTCCAGGCAGCGTACCTGCCGTTATCTAAGGTAGATCGTAAGAAGTTCTATTATGATCTACGCACAGAGTACACTACAAACTGGACACAATGGAACAGCACAGACGAATCCGCTACATTGTATTTCTTAATGAAGACTGGGTTCAATGGCATTTGGCAAACTAATCAAACTTCTAATGGAAGATTTGCTACCCCATCTGGATTGTTAAATCAAACTACCAAAGTCTACGATCGAGACAATGTCTTAGAATGGAATGTCTTCTTGCAAAAAGTTGATATCTTCTGTGGCGATTGGAGAGCCTGTGCTGAATCTGTAGAAGGTCGTGCATTTTATTTCATGGATCCGCCCTATCGCGACAGTTTCACACAATACGGACAGATCTTCGATGACAACGCACACATACAGTTAATCGATTTCTGTAAGCAACGTGATCTGGCAGGTGATTTGGTTTTCTACTGTAATCGCGATGCTGGTGACGACTTCTACGACCTTAATCGCGGACAGTTAGTAGAAGCAAAATATCCTATTACATATACAGCAGGTCGTCGTAAACAAACCAAAGACGAAGAAACAGGCAAAGTTTCACACGCTGCCAAATCTGCTACCGAAATACTGCTTCACAGTCCGTCTATCCAAAAGACTGTCCAAACTCCTGTTATTGAAAAGTTCGTAGAAATCGTTGATTGACAACACCTGATATTTCTGTTATACTATTGATATAGTAAACATTTTCAGGAGTGATCGTGAGAACTCAACCACAGGCTATTATTCAACGTCTTGAAGCAGACAACAGCCGTCTAGCTAAAGAAGCTATCATTGCAGATGCTATGACTGAAGGACTCGACGAGTTCTTTGAGGGTGTTCGTATGTGTTTGGACAAACTCTATACATTTGGTGTCAAGCAAGTACCTGTCAAAGAAGAAGATGCAGGCCAAGGACTCAGTTGGGACAACTTTAAACAACTAGCCGAGAGTCTTTATCGACGTGAACTCACTGGACATGCCGCACGTGATGCTATTAAGTTAGCCATGGACGTGGCTACCAAAGAACAATGGAACGATTGGTATCGCAGGATTCTTATTTCCGATCTTCGCTGTGGCGTTTCTGAAAAGACTGTGAACTCTGTAGCTAAGAAGCAAAAGAAATCACAGTATGCAGTACCTGTATTTGAGTGTATGTTGGCGCACGATTCTGCTAATCATGAAGCCAAGGTCACAGGAAAGAAACTGGTAGAACCTAAACTAGATGGTGTTCGTGCTATCACTGTAGTCAACTACGAAAGCCGTACTGTTACAATGTACACACGTAACGGTAAAGAACTGGCAAACTTTCCACACGTTATCAAAGCATTTGAAGACAATCTAGATAATTTTGGTCGTAGTTATATGTTCGACGGTGAAGTTATTTCTAAATCATTCCAAGATTTAATGAAGCAGGTTCATCGCAAAGATAATGTGCAGGCACAAGATGCTCGCCTAATGTTGTTCGATGTTGTTCCACTTGTAGAGTTTAAAGCTGGCAAGAGTGTGATGGGACAACGTCGACGTTCTAATATGCTGAAGAACTGGCAAAACATTTTCAATGACAGTGGCTGTATCGATATCGTTCCTCAACAAGAGTTCGATCTCGATGTGCTCACTGACGAAGTCTTGTTCAAAGACTACAACAAAGAAATGGTTGAAGCTGGATTTGAAGGCATTATGATCAAATCAGTCGATGCACCCTATGAGTGCAAGCGAAGCACTTCTTGGCTCAAACAAAAACCATTCATCGAAGTTAGTCTTTCAGTGACTGCGGTCGAAGAAGGTACAGGACGTAATGTAGGTAAACTAGGTGCTATCGTATGTGAAGGTGTCGATGATGATAAAACGATTGTGGTCAATGTTGGTTCAGGTTTTACGGACGAACAGAGAGCAGAATTCTGGGAAGCTAAAGATAGCCTCATTGGGCAGGTCGTAGAAGTCCGTGCGGATGCAGCGACTCGGAGCCAAGATAGTGAAGATACATGGTCACTACGGTTTCCGCGGTTCCTTAGATTCCGTGGCTTTACAAAAGGTGAAAAGATCTAAGATGAAGAAGTCAGCGATCAAAGATCTATGCTACGGTGGTATGCTAGAACTCTTAAACAATCGCAACTACTACTATCATAGCAGTGTCGGCGGTGCTTATAGTCATCTCACAGAAGAAGGCAAAGAAGCTGTAGCAGAGTTTATGAATATGATCGCTTACAAGATGAAAGAAGCAGAGAACGCTGACTTAAATGAACGTGCTAAACAACAGGTACTTGAGGAGTTAAAAAAATCACAATGACTTCTATCCTATCAAGCATCTTTGATGATTTTAGATTTGTCGAAGGCTTCAACCCGGCTAAGGATGTGGCTGTTCGCAAATATGCAACAGTTCATATTGACGACCTAGAACCTGTCTCGATTATCGGTCCTGATTCTAAAAACGGTCCTTGGATTGCCGGAGGTGCTTGCCTTCGTTGGTTTCAGAATCTTCCTGTAGGCGAAAGTGACATTGATGTATTCTGTGCCAATGCTAAACAGGCAGCTAGAGTTATAGAGGATATTAAATCGTTTGGTTCCTTTCAAGTCAAATGGGAAAGCGATAATGCTGTTACGCTGACACATCATCGTAAAGATGATTGGACCACTAACTGGACCATACAGGTTATTACTCGTAGATACTTTGGCAGTCTTAAAGAGGTTATCAACAGCTTTGATATCACAGTCTGTGAAGTTGGTACAGGAGGCAATGAATGGGAGTTAGGTCCTATTACTGCTCGCGATATTCGCGAACGCAATCTTCGCTTTAAGATTCCTATGCAGCCAGATGCTCCTAAGAGATTAACCAAATATTGGAGTTATGGCTATCGTCCTGTAGAAGGAACTATTGAACAGATTGTATCGTCACCGACTATGCGTTGGACTTTTGATCAACAAGAGGATTATAACAATGCGTTCTGAACAAAGTTGGAGTTTGCTTGACCCTAGACCAGTGTTATTGTATCTACCAAATGTAGATGAGTACATTGTTTATTGGAATGGTATTGCTACAACTCATTCTATGGCTTTGTGTGCAGCCATGGAACAGAGTGCAGGCATTTGGCCTACTCCAGAAATGAAATCAGCCATGGAACAGAACTATCAAAAGATCTACTACGCAGGCGGATTTGAAACTAGGGCTTGGGATCTTAAAGTATCCAGCTCTCCGATCTATCCCTATGTCAAAAGGCTGTTGGCAGATCATCTCAAGACTGTGTTAGAAAATAAAACACCAGCCGAAGTTTTAACTTGGTTCAACTATAACAAAGCAAGACCCGTAGAAAGTAAGCATGTCAAAAACATTTAACCCACAGGAAAAAGTAATATGATCACTCTTAAAGATTTTATGGAAACTGTTGACTACCGTATCACTGAGGGCAGTGACTATCAGTGGAACTGTTATGGATCTACAGCCTACTGTCTAGACAGTTGGAACGGAGAACAGGATGGTCATAGTCTCTCTGTTATTTTTGATACTCGTACTCAAGAAGTCTATGAATCACAGGTTCACGACTACAGAAACAATAGAGCCTATCGTTTGACTAATCCTAAATATCAGGCTCTCAGGGACGAAGAAGCAAACTATCGAGGCATTGACAAGGGTGAAGCTTGGGATGACCTTAAGTATGTAGAACTTGATGTCAAAGAAGACTTCCTAGAAAAGGCTCGTGCCATCGTCAGTGAAGAAGACTACGATACTCGTGTAAGTGTTCCTATTGACTTCACTGACGAAGAACTACTCAAGTACATGACCTTAGCTCACGAGCGTGATATCACTTTCAATCAGTTGGTAGAACAGGCTCTTGTTGCTGCTGTTGAAGATGCTAAGAATGATCCTGAAGGGTTCAAAGAACGTTTTGGTCGATCTAGCTTAGCCAGCGACTGACAGCTTGTGTTCCGCTGAGTTCGCAGGCATAGTTCCACAGATCTGCGGGATCTACATTAAACAACACATCTGGATGCGGTGCATCGGCTGTTAACCAACTGCTTTCTAGTTGGAATGGTCGATCTCCGCTGAGTTCCATTTCCAACTGCCCAGGTGACCAACTGGCTAATCCTAAATAGAATCTAGCTCTACGTGGACCACCAGTGTTGCCCAGTTCTGCGAACATGCTGGTCGAACTGCTCACTGCCCAGTCATCGTTGACTTCTAGAGTATTGTCACATTCCCAACCCTTGTCGTGTAGCATCCAAAGAGTGGTAGTGGCCACTGGGCCTCCCCAGAACAAAGGTTGATCTGGATCAAGTTCTCTGCCCAATGGTTTGATCAGTGTATTAACTGTGGTAGTGGTTTCTTTGTTTAGGCACAGTGCCTGAGTACCGTGTAGGCCATCATAGGTTATTAACAGTACTGACTTTCTAAATCGGGGATCTATCATCCCCGGGGGTGCGATTAGTAGTTCCCCAGGTTTATACAACATTAACTCCAGTCTGGTAGTGGGCCGCCGTATTTCTTACCTTTGATCTTCTTACCGCGGACTTTAACTCGTTCAGAACCTACTTTGTGGCTTTTGCCTCCGTCTCTGGATCTGTATCCTTGGCTCTTGCAGGACGACAGCTGACTTGCTCCCAGAGCGGAATCAGGCTTTCCCGATTGGCACAGCTCTCTTGATGCAGGTTCTTCTGAAACTTCTTGATCGCCATCACTGAGTCCAAACATCAAGGAATCGTTGATGGGAAAATCTAGATCTAGGAAACGCTCAGGCAGTTCACTGGTCTTGATAATGTAGTCCAGTTCTTCATCTGTAGGATGCACTTTGAGCAAGACTTTGGCAGCTTCGTCATGAGCGTCACCGTTTTCCCAAATGTTAACATCGTAGTGCTCTTGATAAAGATGCGCCACAGCGTCCATGACCTTGTGATAGTCAGTGGTAAAAATGTTTTCGTGTAGTATTTCTTTGATTTTCATATTACTTTGGCCAATACCATACATGAGGTTACTAACATAGACTTAGTGTCTAGGTCATCTGCTTCTTGGTCTAGTCTGTCCGCACGTACTAGATCCATCATCAGCTCTGCATATTCTTCGTCGGAGATAGCTCCTGCTTGATGTTGCCCTGTGATCTCTAGAGCTATCTGAGCACGTTGCTCAGCCCAAGGACGACCACATCTTGCCAACTCTTGTAACATTTCTATCATTACCATCTCCCTAACACTGAACCAGCCATACGCTGACTCTGTTCAATCATTACTCGTTTCTTAAGTTCACAGTAGACCTTTGAACCCTGCTGCTCACCAGAACTGCGTTTGAGAAAATCATCGGCTGTGAGCTTCAAGGGCTCTATGAGTTTGATCACATCATGTTGACTGCGACCCTTGCTTTCTGAATAGAGCTCAAACCACTGTATGTTGTCCGCGATACGTTGGGCCTGTGGCCTATGTGGCTGTGAGCAATCTAACTGCACAATACTCTGTCTTATGTCTATGGCACGATGACTTTGGTTATCATCCCAAAAACTAGGGATATACTTATAGGCTGTAGAACAACCAGACAAGAATACAGCAACAGTGACAGCAACAATAATCTTCATAACAGTATTTACACCGATCAGTAGATATTAAAGGGTATGCTCCATCTGGGTCGATCTGTGGTGTTGGGTTCCACACGATGAGTCAACCAACTAGGGAATAGTACGATCCTACCATGTTGGGGTTCTATGCGCCACCCTTGACGAAATGGCTGCTGATCCGCAGGGAACATGCGATTCTGCATCAGCACATTGGGATCACGGAATCTTATGGCACCTTGATCTGGACTAGCTCTGTGATAGTAGGTGCCTGATATGCGGCTGTCTGGGTGTGTGTGATCATACATGAAGTCACCCTGATCAAAACGGTTCAACCAGCTTTCTTTAAGGAACAGGGTAGTAGGGTCATAGTTTAGACTATGACAGTAGGCCTTGACAGCTCCGTGTATGGCCTGCTCCAGAGCTACTAATCTGTACTTGCGTAGATCGTTAGAGCCCTGGAAAGAGAAAGTGGTCTTGACCAAATCGTCCCAGGGCCTGTCCTTGATGTCTACACGATCAAGACAGCGATCCACCTGCTCTGTGATGATCTCTAGTTCTTCGCCCTCTAGGTCTTGAACCCAAAGGGGTGTGCTAAACACAGCTTCTAGGGTCAAAATGCAAACCTTTGATAGCTGCTCATCACGTACTTGGGACGAGCCACTGCTTTGAGTCCTTCGTGCGGCCAAGGCCACATGGGCGGGAATATCAGTATTGATCCAGCACGGCTTTCTATTTCTAGATCCTGCTGAGGAAAGCGTGTGCCAGCGTCAGCGTCATTTAAGTAGAACAGGAATCCCAGAAAACGTTCTGCTGAGTCTCGATGTCCTACATCTGCGTGTATGCGGAACTCATGCTCGCCTGGACGATACTGCTTGACACGGAAGCCTTCAGCGGCCCAGTGTGAGGGCAGCATTTCATGTGGATCCCACTGATTGCGATACATGTTGCCTTCTACTTCCATGAGCTTCATGAACTCTGAGCCCACACGTTCCAGCTGATCGGGATCTACCAAGGGGTTCTCCGGATCTTGCTCAAACTTCAGGGCCAAGAGATCTAGTTCTACTAGACGTCCGGGCACTTCTTTGTGTCGGCTTTCGCACTTGTGAAAAATGTCTATGAGCTCTAGGCATATTTCTGGGGGTATTACACCGTCTATGACTCTGATCGAGTCTTGGTCTATTCTTACGTTTCTCATTGGGTCACCTCTAGGGTATTTACATCAGTTAAACATAGTGTAGGTAAGAGCTGAGTATGTATTTTGGCTCTCGCTGTGGTGCCAGTCCTTCATGCGGAAACTGCCACTGCGGGGGAAACACTAGACAACGACCCTGACGTGCAGCCACGGTGTGATCAAGGGCGACAAAGCGTGTGCCCGCATCACTGTCATTTAAGTAGAACAGAAACGATAGGAAACGACCACTGTTGGCACGACGATCTACATCCACATGCGGGGGAAAGCATTGATTCAGTTCAGGCGCATAGCGTTTGATTCGACTAGTTTCCTGTGCATAACTGTCAGGCCACCATTCTCTGCACATCAGATCTAGGCCATACTGTTCTGCTAGTTGATTAACTACTGTGCTGATCTGATCACGTAGCTGTAGCCATTTTCGAGCCCAGGGTTCACGATCTCGCAGGCTCAGTGCAGTCAGTCGCCCTTCTTCTTCCCAGAGTCTAGGGTTCGATTCAAACACTGAGATCATCTCTGTGCAGAACTCAGAGGTAAAGGCATGATCATAGGTCTTTAGGTATTGGAGCATGAGATATTTAATCGAGCCGAAGGCGCCGCGCAATTTTTCTGCCGCGAAGCGGAGCGCCAGCGATTTTTTGTTCTAGCCATAAATATCGTCATAACAGGAGCGAACCATGTTATTCGAATCATACCTAGTCTTCCTCACACTAGAAGTCCTAGACATAGCCATAGCTTACTTAGTGTACTTTAAAGAGCCCAAGACTCAGCCAAAGAAACTCCACGATCCTTGGAAGTTCATAGAAAACAACTATTGAGATTAGATATATTCTAGCTGACGCTGACGCACCAGTTCTGGGTACTTTAACACGAAAAATGTGATGTGATCCACGGGCACAAAGAAGTCTATGCAGTCCCCCTTGATGCTGATATGACCATTCCAACGCTGTACATCCGCCCATATGACTTCTTCATCTAGGTCAGTGGTCCAAGCATAGTAACGATAGCAGTATAATCTACGTGGCACACGGTCGTTGAATGGGTTCGCTATAATAGACATAATAAGGTATAGATCCCGGCATCACAGTCCACTAGCACTATGTAACGATCTTCCCAGTGGGTACTAAAGCCGTCTGACGAGTCCGAGAGTATGTGTATAATGCGTATAGAGTGACCTAGATCAATGAAGTCCCACAAGCGATCCAGTTGAGCTATGTTATAGTCTAGCGTGTACATATACAGTATTTACAGTTTGGACAGTGAAAAAGGGCATGCGGGCCGCAAGAGGTTTAAATACGTGATGCAGCGTACAAGGATGATCCGATGACTCAGCTCACTGTATACTATCTAGTGCATCGAGACACTGGTGAACGATTACACTACTATAAGAGCCTTGCAGGAGCAAGGATAGCCCAGCACTCGCGTAATGCTCGTTTGGGCTTTAGAAATAGAGTAGAGCGTGTGAGTATAGGTGATAACTGGGAAGTAGAACGCTACTCACAGGGCAAAGGCATAGTAGACGGCACTTGGTGTATAGTGGAAGATACTGTAGATATAGAGGATCTCTGCACAGCAGAGGACTTACTAGAGTAAATAGAATTATGAAGATACAGGATAAAATCAATCGTAGAACCACAGTGATAGAACTTAGTGTAGCGGAGTTCTTAGTGCTCATAGCACTGGCAGCGTGGGGCGTTGGCGCGATACTGCAACAGATTGGCTTGTAAAAAACCCTCAGTAAGTGTGATTTACTGACCCCCTGAATGCGTATAGAGGTCTACAACGCAGGTGGTGAGGCTAAAAGGGTGCAGAAAAGTGTGGTAAAGTGTGATAAAGTGTGGATTTGTGTGACCATTTTAGCATAGCCTGTCATACCCCTCAGCCTAGGAAAATTTTTTGCTAAGTTTTCCGCCCTAACACTGCTCAAACGATTCAAACTCTACCATTCTCTACCATAGTCCCACCATAGAACCAGCGTCTTCAACTGTAAAACTGTCTGTATACAGTGGCCCCGCTGCAGGTATCTCTGCTATATACAGTATACACGGAGGAGCGACTGTGTTCTTACTACTACTAGCAGCCCTGCTGCCCTTTATACTGATACTCAGCTATGAATCACTAGAGAGTGAATCATGGCAGACTCGTCGATACTGTCAGATCACTCTAGGCTGCTACTGCGTTGTCCTAGCTGCCCTGGCTATATAGGCCCCGCTGCAGGGTCGTGCGCGATCTATGAAGAATCTACGCACTACTATAGTTGCAGGACAGTGGCACTATAGTGTATATAACTCTAGAGGCGATCTAGCTCTGTGGACCACCAGTCGACCATTGGCCGAATACTATGCAGGATCTTTTTCTAGACATCCCTCCTCGACAGAGATCGTGGTAGGACGGGTAGTATCAGATCAACCAAAACGCAAGTAGGCCCCGCTGCTAGGGGTTGACGGGCGGGGTGTTCGCATGTATAATATGTGTATGCTTAAGAAACGAGCACTATCTAGGAGCAGAGAAATGACCTTACCAGATGAACGATATAGGGCTGTACTAGCTGCGGAACGGCTGCTGAAGGATCTCTGTGATCCCAGCACGACGCCAAGGGTTCCCAAGACTGTACGGCAACGTGCATCAGCTGCGCTGCGTCATTATCCTGGCAGCTATGACATGGAACGTGCTGCCCGTGCAGCTCCCGACGTGTTCATCAAGCAGCTAGACCCCCTATATAAGATGGTCAAACAACACGATATGCAGCAGCGTATCACGGAAGAAGTAGAAGAAGACCTCCGTGACGCACACTCAAAGGGCCTACTATGAAACGACCCATGGAAGCCAAGGATGTATCAGGACAGTGGGACCCCACGGCTGTGCCCATCCCCGCGCCACCCGATTGGGCTAGGCTACGTAGGCTAGCACAGTTAACTGAGAATGATCCCGGCTACAACCCTGCTGCGCTGTCACTGGCAGAGATCGATCAGATGGAATCCGAATACCTACAGCAGCAACAGCAGCAGAGTTAACAGAATCTGCCCTTAGCTCAGCAGGATAGAGCAACGGCCTTCTAAGCCGTAGGTCAGAGGTTCGAATCCTCTAGGGCAGGCCACACACACTAGCAAGAGATGACGATGAGACAGAAAAACCCTTTTGACCCCCTGGACGATCTATGGCGTTGGCTGGATCAGCTGTGGCCCCTGCAGCGTTGGGGGTTCTGGCTGTGCTGCTGTGTGGTCTTGTGGGGCATGCTCATGTGGATCACCAAGCCCTAACAGCACTGCGGTTACTGAGTGAAAGACCCTTGATCTATGCGGGTCTTAGATTTTGGTTGACACTTTGGGTTCGTGATCGTACAATACTAGTATGAAGAAACGAATTGATCGCAATCACATCATCTATCAGATCACTGGACCCGAGGGCGTATACATCGGAGTTACAGCTAAGACTGAGACTACAGTACTTAAGAGCGTTCGTAGTCGCATAGCCAAACACTACTATCGTGCTCGTACAGAGACTAAATCTTGGGCTCTGTGCGCTCTGCTACGTTCATACTCAAGCAAGGACGAAATTGATGTTAGAGTCATCGAGATCGTTCGCGGCAAAGAGCCTGCTCATCGTCGCGAGCGCGAATTGATCCGTGAATTGAAACCATTTTACAACACTGATAAGAGAGGAGCTTGACATGGCTACACCCCTGTACATGACTATTTCGGATGCCTGCCAGTTGGTCACAGAATACGCTGATCTACACTTCGGGGGCGATGTCCTGGCTGCGCTCAACGATATGCAGTTCTGCTACGATGATCTTGACAGAGAGGACAAAGTAGCGTATAATATGTTTATGGATGCGGGCCGTAAGATGTTCGCACCCTTAGAGCAGTAACGTGGCGGGGGCCAACGAGAGAGCCCCCACTAATTCAACAAGCAAGGAGCGATCATGGAAACAGTAACTATCAAAGGTCAGGACTTTACCACGGTACACAACGCCATCTGCGAGCTGCGCACTGTGCAAGAGCGCCTTACAGGGGTCATCAACGAAGATCTCGCCCGTAAGCTGCATGCCGTGCTCAAGCAGCTGGAAGTGGGGCTCGAGGATGCCTATGCACAGGACAACAGCGCCTTTGAAGCTAAGATGGAGCACTACGGTACCGTGCAGCAAGAGCTGGGCCTAGGCTCGATTTGGAGCATGTTTGAAGTAGAAGATCTCAATCAGCCGCATCCCTACACAGCAGCACGTGAGATCTGCTACAGAGATCACTGGGGCACAGACGCTGTATATGAGACCATCGGTGGGCCCACGTGGCGCGACCTCTACTCAGCTGCTGATCGCTGCATCTGTAGATCGGGTGATGATCACCATATCTTTATCGAAGCTCTGCATCCAGTTGCAGGGCAATCACATCAATTGAGACTAACCACAGGGAGTTGATAAGTACTAGTATGAACACAGTTTTAAGAACTAAAATTAGACCCACAGTGATCTTTGACGTTAAAGATGCGCAGCATCGCAAATGGGCCTATGATTTCATCAAGCATCGCACGTGGCGTGACTGCCCTGTGATGTTTGCCCTTCCACAGAGCGAAGACAACGTTTATAACATGTTGATGCGCTTGATGAGCGAATACTACTCCGAGATGGAGTTTGGTGTGGCACAAAAGCCACAGGACGCTAAGATCCACAAACTGCGCAGGGGTTGACAGTTCGGCTTCTAGGCCGTATAATACTAACTTCAACAACGCAAATAGGAGCGAACTATGGAAGCGCAAAGCCGTGAGTATTTTGTCCGCCGTCTCAACGAGATCGCAGAAGCAAAGATGCAGGCCCGGGCAGTAGAACTGTTTGGACCCTCAGGTCGTCCTCAGCAACCCACGTGGGGACAGGTGTTTGAAGCCATCAAAGCAGGTGAGATCACCCTTAAAGAGGACAAGGTGGACTATACAGGTCCTTACCTCAACCCCCAGGACGTAGTGTGGCCTGCTATGGAAGCAAAGAAGCAAGCACTCTGCGACTATCAGGGCGTGGTCAACGCTGAGAAGCAGAAGGCTATGGACTCTGTGTATTTGGACTCTGACGCACAGAAAGCCCTGACAGCGTTCCAGGGTATTTAACAGTTTGGTTGACAGGGCCTTAGGGCCCTGTTATAATAGAGGCTAAGTTAAACAAAAAGGAGCGCGAAATGGGTACACGTTCACGAGTGGGTGTCATGCACGGGGATGTCTGCAAGAGTGTCTACTGCCACTACGATGGCTATCTAGACTACACTGGAGAGATCCTGCAAAAGCACTACGATTCAACCCTGGCCAATGCCCTGGTAGCACGTGGGGACAATAGTGGAGTCAAAGAGACCCTAGAAGACATGAACTTCTACGCTGATCGCGGTGAAGAAGATGTGAGCTGGCAGGTCGCACACACCTTCGACGAGTTTCTTGAGCAGGTTCAGAACTGTCACGGTATGTACTACTATGTCATGCGCGACGGGGTTTGGTACGTGGGTGCCGTCTATGACGTTCCCGGCTTGATCAAAGGGGGTCTTGTGCCCTTGGAAGAAGCGTTGGCTCGCAACACCATCGACAAGCTGGTAGCAGAGGACGAATAACCCTAGCTGCTGTAGGGTTATCCAAAATAGTGGTTGACAGCCTGGCAGCTTGAGCATACAATAGAGACTTAGTTAACACACAGGAGCGAACTGATGTATATTACTTTCACTGAGGGCTACTACAATATTAAGGGTCAGCCCACAAATGTAGGCGGTCTTACTTTTAAAATGGTAGAAGACTACAAGGTAGCCAAAGACGGTACAGGCTATGTCACTGTAGAAGGTGGCAGTCAACCCGGCTTCCCAGATCGTTCAATCCGCGTCCGTTGTGAGCAGGGTGCTTACAATGTTGCGGGCAGTGCCAAACCCATTCCACAAGGAGTTTCTATGCTGACTGCACTCAAGCAGAAAAGTGCCAAAGGTGCCGAAGTCACTGACTTTACTCAGGTCAAGGTAGAAGATACTGCTGTAGCTCACGAGACTGACGAAGAGATCATCGAGCGTACCCGTGTGCGCTTTGACATCCTCAAGGACATGACTAAAGCTGTCAAAGCAGGTGACGTCCGTGCTATGATCGTCACTGGCCCTCCGGGTGTGGGTAAATCCTTTGGTGTTGAAGAAGTACTTGCCAAAGACGATCTGTTCAACACACTAGGTGAGCGTAAGCCACGCTATGAGATCGTCAAGGGTGCTATGAGTGCCATTGGCTTGTACTCTAAGCTCTATCAGTTCTCAGACGCTAAGAACATCCTTGTGTTCGACGACTGTGACAGCATCTTGTTGGACGACATTGCGCTTAACATTCTTAAGGCCGCTTTGGATTCGTCTAAGAAGCGTACTATCAGCTGGAACACTGATAGCCGACTGCTACGCTCTGAGGGCATCCCAGACAAGTTTGAGTTCAAGGGTGGTGCTATCTTTATCACTAACTTGAAGTTCGAGAATGTGCGTTCTAAGAAACTGCAAGAGCACTTGGCGGCCTTAGAGTCACGCTGTCACTATATCGATCTGCGCATGGACACAGACCGTGAAAAGGTCTTGCGTATCAAGCAGATCGTCAAAGATGGCATGTTGGACTGCTACGAGCTCGAAGACATTGCTAAGGACGAGGTCGTGGACTTCATCGAGACTAACCGTGCTCGTATGCGTGAGTTGAGCTTGCGTACGGTGCTCAAGGTAGCAGACTTGCGTAAGAGCTTCCCTAGCAACTGGCAGAACATGGCTAAGGTCACTGTTATGAAGGGAGCTTACTAACATGAGCGGGTGCCAGTATCTGGGACCCGAGTTCGATCCCCGGACTTGGGACTACAACAGCAATCCTACACCCTACTGTGGTAAGCCCGTGGTCTCAGGCAAGAGCTACTGCCATGATCACTACTACACTGTCTACAAGAGGGGCACTGCCATAGCAGGTCGTAAGAAGGAAAAAGAGATCGATCAAGAGATCGAAGCACTGAAGAAGCAACAAGAGATTGACGAAATGGAGAGCTATGATGTTTAAAAGTTTGACCGTGATCGCGATCATCGCATTGGTTGTGGCCTTGATCGTAGCAGGACCCATCCTGATCATCTGGGCATTGAACACCCTGTTCCCCGTGTTGGCTATACCCTACACGATTTGGACGTGGTTGGCCGCACTGATTTTGGGTGCAACCGTTGGGCCTTCGGTTAAGGTTCGGAAGTAAAATGGTAATATCACAGGTTGACTCTGCAAAGAACATCCTGTAATATTATAGAACGCTGAATAAAAAGTAATCAGCTACATTAACTTTATAAGAGGAAACACAGACATGAAGTTCATTAACAAAGATACAAAGACTTTCAAGGTATTCAATGCTCTTTACAACGGTGAGAGCTTAACTCCTGCAGAAGCCAAGAAGCGTTTTGGCGTAGGTAACTTGTCTGCTGAAGCAAGCCGTATCCGTCAAAACGGTTACGCTATCTACAGCAACAGCCGCACAGCTGGCAATGGTGTTCAGGTAACTGAGTATGTCATGGGCAAGCCAAGCCGTGAAATCGTTGCTCTTGGCTACAAGGCTAAGGCACTAGGCATTACTCTTTAATAGGGTTTCAAAGAACCAAGCCGATTCGCTCCCGGGGCGGTACTTTGGAGGGTGTTGTAGAAATACAACACCCTTTTTCTATGACCGGCACTCTCCAAAATAGGTTGACTGTTTGGACGACCGGCTATATAATAATGATACTGAGACAACGGAGCGAACAATGGAATTCACTGCTGATCAAGTTTGGGGTTGTGCTGCTGCCGCGCAGCGTATCAACGACGGCTACTACAAAGAAACACAGTTCGGCACCAAGGACGGCTACGTGGATACTAACGTGGTCCTCAAGCGAGCCAACAAGGATCTAGTCAAGAGCTGGCTTCGCAACAGCGATTTCTCTCAGCTCACCGAGGTCGACTATGCTGCTGGACGCACGGCCCGGGATCACTTCAAGAGCTACACACTCTTGGCCATCGCAGGACAGCTTAATGACTTCCAACAGACTGCACTGAAGATCGCAGCCAAGGATCAATTCACGGGTCGTGATATGTACGATTTTGCCGTGGTCAGCTGCTTGCCATCAGTGGCTTCACGTGATCAACAGCGTAACGAACTCAAGAGAGAGATCTTTGCCTCGGAACAGCTCCAAGGAGCTGAAGGGGACACGATCCAGGGTGAGATCCACGTGGTTAGCACTAGGTTCAACCCTGAGTACAACAAGTACCGCATCACAGCCCGTATAGGTGAGGCATTCGTGGACTTTTGGCTAGGTCGCGATCTCACTGCAGGCTACAACTACAAAGTCAAGGGCAAGATCAAGCGAGTCCGTGGCGATAAAACAACACAGCTCAACTATGTGAAAATCAGCGGTTGACAGGTTGGGAGCCTGGTGCTACAATACTAATACTGGGAAAGCAAGTTAGTTCAACAAACTGTAGAAGGGGTCTTAAATGAGTGCAGATATTTCCGTTCGCCAGATGGGTCCAAAGATGGCTAAGCGAGCCATTCGCAAGGCTATCAAAACCCGTCGTGCCGTGTTCCTTTGGGGCCCTCCGGGCATTGGCAAATCCGATCTCGTCAAGCAGATCGGTGAAGACGCAGGTCGTGAAGTCATTGACGTGCGCCTAGCTCTGTGGGAACCCACAGACATCAAAGGTATTCCTTATTACAATGCCGATCAGGGCAAGATGGTTTGGGCTCCCCCAAGCGAACTGCCTGTCAACGAAGATAGCACGTCTATCATCTTCTTGGACGAGCTTAACTCTGCTCCTCCGGCTGTTCAGGCCGCGGCCTATCAGTTGATCCTTAACCGTCAAGTAGGCACCTACAAACTGCCCAAGGGCGTTGACATTGTCGCGGCTGGTAACCGTGAAGGTGACCGTGGTGTTACCTATCGTATGCCTGCTCCGCTGGCTAACCGTTTCCTGCACTTGGAAATGAAGGTAGACTTCGATGACTTTCAAGAGTGGGCTACGATGAATCGTATCCATCCTGAGGTCGTAGGCTATGTGAGCTTCGCCAAGCAGGACCTGTATGACTTTGATCCTAAGAGCCCAAGCAAGGCTTTCGCAACTCCTCGTTCGTGGGTGTTCGTCAGCGAACTGCTTGATGACGAAGATTCGGACACTGAAACCCTGCACAACTTGATCGCGGGTGCCGTAGGTGATGGTCTTGCTGTCAAGTTCATGGCTCACCGTAAGATTGCGTCTAAACTGCCTAAGGCAGATGACATTCTCGACGGTAAGGTCAAGGACCTGCAGATCAAAGAAGTGTCAGCGATGTATTCTTTGACTACTTCGCTCTGCTATGAGTTGAAAGACCGTGCAGAGAAGAAGGTCAAGGGTTGGGATGAAATGGCAGATCGTTTCTTCCAATACATGATGGCGAACTTCTCTACTGAGATCGTGGTCATGGGTGCTAAGACTGCTCTTACTAACTACAACTTGCCGTTGGATGCTACGAAGATGAAGAGCTTCGATGAGTTCCACAAGCGTTTTGGCAAGTATGTTTTGTCGGCGATGGAGAACTAAGACCCCTCCCGCCCGGGCGGGGCTCACCCAGGGTCCCGCCCACCTTTTTGGAGTGCCGGCGGTGTTGTAAATACACAACATTGCTGGGGTTGACAGTTTGGCAATCCGGTGCTATAATATACAAATACTAAGGAGAGCGACATGGCGCAAGATTCAGCACTTATCGAGAAACTTACCACTGCCCGGGTTGGCCTTCTGCTCAAAGCACCGTTCTTTGGCAACATGGCAACTCGTATGCAACTCATCGACGCCTCAGACTGGTGTCCTACTGCGGCGACTAATGGTCGCAACTTCTACTACAATAAAGACTTCGTTTCCAAGCTCTCTGTCAAGAAACTAGAGTTCCTGTTTGGTCACGAGATCCTTCACTGCGTTCTAGACCACTTTGGTCGCGTAGGTAGCCGTGATCGCAACTTGTCTAACATCGCACAAGACTTCGCTGTCAACCAGATCCTTGTTGATGAGCGTGTGGGTGAGAAGATCACTGAAGTGCAGATCTGCTACGACAGCAAATATCGTGGCAAGGCTTGGGAAGAGATCTATGACGAGCTCTACGAAAAAGCAGAGAAGATCTCTATGCCACAACTGCTCAAAGAGCTAGGTGATCTGCTTGACGAGCACCTTGATGCAGAAGGTCCTGGCTCTGGTGACAAGACCAAAGACGGCAAGGACAAGCCCAGCATCTCTAAAGAAGAACTGCAGAAGATCAAGGACGAGATCAAAGAGGCTATGATCCAGAGTGCCGCGGCCTGTGGTGCTGGCAAAGTGCCTGCAGGTATCATGCGCCTGATCAAGTCTATGACTGAGCCTAAGATGAACTGGCGTCAGTTGGTGCAACAAGAGATCCAAAGCATTGTTCGCAACGACTACTCCTTTACCCGTCCTAACCGTAAGTCAATGCACAGTGGCGCTATCCTCCCAGGTATGCGTCCTGACGTGACCATTGACGTGGCTATCGCTATTGATATGTCGGGTTCAATCGGTGAAGAAGATGCCAGTGCCTTCCTTGGCGAGATCAAGGGCATCATGGATCAGTATGAGGACTTCAAGATCAGCCTGTGGTGCTTTGACACTGAGATCTACAACTTCAAAGAGATTACACAAGACAACAGTATGGATCTCCTTGACTACGAACCTCAGGGTGGTGGTGGCACAGACTTTGCCGTGAACTTTGAGTTCATGAAGGAGCAGGGTCTTCAACCTCGTAAGTTTATCATGTTCACAGACGGCTATCCCTGCGGTAGTTGGGGTGACTCAGACTACTGCGATACCCTGTTCATCGTCAAGGGCAATACATCTGCAGAAGCACCCTTTGGTCAGACTGTGATCTATGAGAAGGAAACCGCTACTGCGTGAGTGCCAGGGGGTGTGGCTTTTTAGCCACTAACCCCGCTGCTACGCACATAGAGGTTGACAGATTGGATGTTCGATCGTACAATATAGATACTGAAACAACGAAAGGAGCGGTAAAATGAAACTACTTTTAGCATTCATTGCAGGTATGTTCGTAGCCACTGTTGGTGTGTCTGGTGTTGCATCAGCCGTTGACAAGGCCGTAAGTAAAACCCAAGAAGTCATGAAAGAGACCGTGAAATGAGCACGATGAGCGAACTTGCATATGACATCGAGCAACTGTACATCGATGGTCACAGTCCTAAGATGATCGCTGCGATCTTGGAGTGCCCCGTAGAGATCGTCTACGGTTGGATGGAATCTGAGTCGTTGGGAGAAGAAAGTTTTAGTCCCTACGATACGATGAACTCGTAAATCGGTTGACAGTGCCGCAGATCGGTGCTATACTATTAAAACTGTAAACAACTTAGGAGCGAACTATGACTGTTACCGTTACCCCCGAGCAGATTCCTGCAATCGTCAATGAAGCTAAGACTGCTGCGTATGCTGCTGCCGAGAAGTACTTCCGTGAAGTCTTGGGTGGCCAGGATCGTTTCGCCTGTGGTTTTGCCTGGGTCAATATCTACAAGATCAAGGGCAACACCAAGATCGGCCGAGCACTGAAAGAGTGCGGAATCCGTCCTTCATACACAGGCGGGCTGCAACTGTATAACCCCAGTGGTTTCGGTTGCCAGAACATCGACACCCTAGAAGCTGGTGCCGATGCTGCGGCGGCGGTGTTCAAGCGATACGGATTCGAAGCCTACAGTGGATCACGTTTGGATTAACCCTGGGCCCGAAAGGGCCTTTTTTATTGGTTGACCATTTGGATGATCGGCGCTATACTAGAGGTATAGTGAATAACAAGGAGCGAAAGATGTACCTACATATCATGACCGAAAGCGAACAGAAAGACGTGGTGCGAGCACTGCGTGGTTGGCAGTTCCAACGCAAACACGGTAGCCTCTACGATCGTGGATCAGCAGACTCCTACTATGGCCGTCCACGTGATCCGCACTATGGTGGTGTGGGTGGTGATTCAGGTCCCCGCGTTGAAGTCACAGACGAATTAAGCCGAGCTGAATACAACGCAGGCTATGACTACAACGAACGCTATGGCGACAAGAAGGACTACCGTTAATGGAAGCCGTGCGTGAAGTCACTGAGTGGACTGGTGTGAGCTACCGCACTCCCAATCACGACTACCTGCTAGATGGTGATAAGATCGTTGCTTACCGCCCTTGGGGCACTGCAGAGATCCGTGTGCTGTCAGGAAAGATCAAGATCGATCGCAGGGGTCGTAAGTTTGAGAAGCTGGAGCCTAACCCATTCGAGACCCCGGCAATTAATTCAGAGAATTTAATTGTGGAGGTTAAGGGGTCCAAGGGCAACAGCTACTTCGTGGATACCGAGGCTAAGACCTGTACTTGCCCTGGATTCACTTTCCGTGGCAACTGTAAACACACAAAGGAGATCGTATGAACGAGCAAGAATATGTATCATGGGTGTGGCGCGATATGTTTGATCAGATCCTGCCTGCCTTGGCCATCTATGCTGTAGTGCTGATTGCCTACTGGGGCTTTGTGGCATAAAAGCCACAGACATTTTGGTTGACAGATTGGCTTAGTGGTGTTATAATATACACATACTAAGGAGAGCGAACAATGTTAAGATACTGTGATTTTATTGCTGATCGTATTAAGAAAGCACTTATGGCGTCCATGATGGACTATAGTGAACCTGTCCAGATCGAGGGTGTTGGTAAGATCAACTGGGACCTAGATGAACAGGGTGCCTTCCGGTCAACCAAGAAGACCATCAACCTAGAGATCAACGGTGTAGGCTACTTGGTCACAGTCGAAGAAGTCAAGGATGCGGTATGACCCCACAAGAGTTCGAATACATCCAACGAGCTATGAAGGCTCTGGAAGAACCTAGGACGCTGGTGGAACGCATCAAGATCGAGCGGACCATTGGGCAGATCTTTACTAAATCTGCAGACAAGCTCGAAGAAGAGTTTGTAGAGAAGGTCAACGATCGGATGGAAGTGAATCGTTTGGTTGACATTTTGAGTCGTTGATTGTATAATACATTATGGACACAGGCTGTGTTCATCGATGGTTTGATTAATCTTTAAGGAGCGAATATGCCGAATTGGTGCAATAACAATCTAGTTCTAGAACATGATGATCCAGCAATGATCCTTCGTGCCAAAGAAGCATTGGATCGTGGAGAGTTCCTGCAAGAGTTTATTCCAGTGCCTGAGTGCTTGAAGATCGTTGCGGGGTCAGTGGGTGATCCTGTAGAACAAGCAAAACTTGAAGCAGACAC